TCACCGAGGCGGCTCGTCTGCTCGACCTGGAGCGCGGCCACTTCTACAAGAAGATGAAAGCCCTCGGACTCCGCCGCGGCGGCGGAGATTCCTAAGCACTTGTAATTCCTGGCCATGTTTCTGCTCCGAGTGAGGGGTAGCAACCAAACGCAGGTACCGTGTGCTCGTGGTGTGCTCGGCGGTTGGGGCCGCCTCCACCAGCTTCAGCGCCTGCATGCTCTCTGCGAGGAAGTCGAGGTCCTTTCCGAGGTAGTAGGTGGAGGTGACAGCCGGCGAGCTGTGGCCGGCGAGCTGCTGTCCGGCGCCGAGGTTCCCCCCCGTGTCCGCCAGGAGGTGGGTGAGGAACGTCTTGCGCAAGTCGTGGAAGGTGAAGCCCTCGGGCAGCACCAGGCCCGCCCGGCGAGCAATGCTCCGGACGAGCCGGGCGGTGTGCCACCCTTGCGAGCGCAGCCCGCCCAGGGGCGAGGCGAACACCAGCGGCTCTCTGGGGACACCAGCCCCGTCGCGGGCAGTCGCCTCGAAGGCCTGCCGCAGCTCGCCCCGGAGCGCGGGGTGCAGCGGCACCATCCTCTCCCGGCCGCTCTTCGTGGTGTCGCGGGCCCAGCTGCGCGCCACGTGGAGTACGCCATGGGGGCCCTCGTCCCAGTGGATGTCGTCCCACCGCAGGGCGGCGAGCTCGCCGCGTCGCAAGCCCGTGAGCACCGCGGTGAGGAGCAGCAACCGGTAGGGGCCAGCGGCCCGCAGCAGCACCTGCACCTGGGCCCGGGAGAGGAAGCGCGGCTTCTTCAGCGGCACCGCGGGACGGGGCACGCGCGCCCAGGGGTTTTCCCGAATGGCACCGAGACGGACGGCGTACTTGAAGCAGAGTCGCGCGCGGATGTGCAACTGCCGCACGGTGGCGGGCTTCTGCCCGGCCTCGCGGGCCCGGGTGAGGAGCGCGTCGCAGTCAGCCGCCGTCACCGCGGCCACCGGCTTCCGCTTGAAGTGGGGGACGAGCCACTTGCGAACCTGCGAAAGCATGGGCGCCTGCGAGCCCAGGTGGCGGTGGGCCCGCAAGTACCTGTCGAAGAGCTCCTCACACGTCATCGGCACCGGCGCCGGCTCGGCGGTGCCCGCCCGCACCCGCTCCGCGAGGAGGGCCCTCTCTTGGGCCACCCGCTCCGCTTCGCCCTGCAGCCGCGCACTCGTCCGCTCACGCACCGTGCGCCCGGCGGCGTCCCGGTACCGCACCCACCAGGTGCCGAACTCGGGGGCGTGCCGCAGCAGGCGCTTGCCAGCGGCCCGCACCGCCTTCCCCTTCGCGTTGGGACGGAAGTACGCGGAGACCATTTTACGCGCTCTTCCCCTTCGACTGCGCCGCCACCCAGTCCCTCACCAGGCGCGGGTCGAAGCGGTAGTTGCGGACGCCCAGCTCGACGAAGGGCAGGCCGAGTTGCTCCCGGCACTGCTTCCACACCCACGCCTTCGACACGCCCAGGTACCGCGCCACCTGTGCGCTGTCCCAGAGCCCACCCTCGGGCACTGCCGTCAGAGTCTTGGATGAAGCTCGAGCCCCCATCGAACACCCCAAAACAGGCGCCTCAGCGCGAGGTGTGAGGCTCGCGCGAGGCACCCGCCAACGAGCCCGTGGGCGTACCAGGGGGCCGGTCGGGTCTTCGGCCTGTCCAACGTCGACGGGCCGCTTTTTACCGGGATGCTGCGGGGTCGCTGCTCACACACAGCGGTGGCCCACAGAGGCACAACGAAACTGGGACAGAAAGCTAACGGCAGTGCCCGTCAAAAGCAAGGGGTTAGCGGAAGATGACCGCCGGGGATGGCTGGGGCCGGGCGGCGGGCAGGTAACACTTGCCATCGAGTTCGTACAACTTCTCTGGGCACGGCGCGCGGCGTTCGTGCGGTACCCAGCAGCCACCGAAGAGCTCCACCTCGAGCTGATCCTTCACATCGCACGGCGGGCGCTTCTGGTTGCCGAAGGGCTTTTTCGGCATCGGCCGCGCCAGGAGAATGGGCTCGCCGTCGGCCAGGCCGGTGAGCACCACATCCGCGGCGAGCTCCCCGGTTCCGCCCCACCCCGCGTCCGTCGCGTGCGCGAGCTCGGCGTCATTCATTTGGGCAGCCGGGTAGAAGGTGCTGGCCACCAGGGCCAGCCCGGCGGCCAGAGCCACGGCCGCCACCAGTAGCGGGCGCCGCCTTATAATGGCACGCGCTGGCGCTGGCGGCCGCGCCGGTGCTTGTAGGTGCTGGAGCGCCCCTGGACGGCGGATGGTGGTGTCGACGGCGCGCGAAGCGTCCGCGAGCATGAAGACGAGTTCCTCGGCGACATCCACCGGGTTGGTGGCAACGGGCGCGGAGTCCACCTCAATCGCCAGGTACGCGGGGGCCACGGAGGAGGAGACGCGCACCGTCCAGTCGGCGAGCGGCCTGTCCTCGGACTGCCTCTCGGTGCGCTGCACCACCAGCGCGGGGGCGCCAGTGCTGACATGGCGGGCGCGGAAGATGCGCCCCGCCTCCCCCGTGTGCTTGTACCTCGGCCCGAGGACATACGGCCCCAGTTGCCTCCCCCGCTGCTTGTTGTTGGACATGGCGCGGCCCTCCCGGGCCCGGTTGTACCACGCCCCGCACCGACGCGGCGCCGTCCCTTCTCCCCGGACATGAGGACCTTCTTCACGCAGCGGCACCGACGGCTGATGGGCCTGGACGCCCCGGCTGACGAGCCGCCCCTCCCGCCACCCAACCTCCCCGCGGCATGCTGCGCCCTGGCCGTCGCCACCCGCTGCACCTGCGAGGCGGTGAAGTGGCGGTGTCCGGAGCACGGCACCCGCGGCCAGCCCTGCACCGCCCTTTCTCATGACTGAGGAGGCCGGACTAGCCGGCATCCAGAGGCCGCTCGCACCGGCCTCCACGGCCCTGGACGGACTCCCCCCTTCCGTCCAGGGCCGTGTTTTGTCCACCCCAACCCACAGGAGTGCACCCATGGCATGCCCCAGTCCCACCGCTTCCCCGCCCACGCTGAGCGCCCTCCTGGGTGAGCTCGCCCGGCTCGACGCCGACGAGGCCGACATGCTGCGTGAGGAGGTACAGGAGTTGGAGGAGCGGCTCACCCGGGCCCGCGCGCAGCTCGACGCCGACGAGGCCGCGCTCGCCCAGGTGCGGGCGGACGGCTCGAAGGCTGCCTCGGACGAGTGGGCCCTGCGCTCCTCGGCCGCCTCGGGCGCCAGGCGGGCGGTGCTGCTGCTGTTGGTGGATGCTGGGGCCCTGCGCGCGCAGCTTGAGCGGGCGCTCTTCCTCACGCGAATGGAGAGGGCCTCTGGACAGAGGCGGTGCCGGGTGTGTGAGGGGACGGGGAAGGGGGCGCCGCTCGACGCGGGCACCTCCCTCTACTGGCCGCCGTGTGACACCTGCGCGGGCGAGGGTTGGGTGGAGAGCACAACGGCTGGCGCGACGGGCCGGAGCAACCGCTGAGAGCGTGGTGGCGCCCCTTGTCGCCTCCGACGCCGGCACGCATCCCGCGTGCCGGGCCGTCTCGGAGGTTTCATGCAGCTCACCAAGACACTCCTGCTGTTCGCCGGGCTCTCCCTGGCCTGCACCACCGTAGCGCCGGTGGAGCCGCCCACCGTCGTCATCCACAACGCGAGGGTGTGGCCGGGCCTGGGGCAGCCCCTGGCGGAGGCCATCGCGCTCCGTGGCCCCACCGTGCTGGCGGTGGGCTCATCCCGCGAGATGCTGGCGCTGGCCGGACCCGACACCAAGCGCGTGGACGCGGGAGGACAGCTCGTCACCCCCGCCTACCGGGAGGCCCACTCCCACTCGGACGCTCCACCCTTCCAGCCCATGGGGTGCCTGGGCGCCGGCTTCACCGCGAGCCCCGCCACCTTGGGCGGCCCCACCAAGGCGGAGGTGGAGGCGTGCGTCCGCTCCAGCGTGGCGCGGTACGGGCCCGGGGTGCCGCTGTTGGGCATTGTCGGGGACTCCTACCTGCGCGAGCCCGAGCGCGGCCGGGCCTTTCTGGACCCGCTCTCGCCCAACAACCCCGTCATCCTCGTCACCTGGAGCGGCCACCAGCTCGCGGCCAACAGCGCCGCGCTGGCCATGGGGGGTGTGCACCCCCGCCTCACGCCGGACCACCCATGGGGCGGATGGGAGCGCGACTCGAGCGGCGAGCTCACCGGCGTCGTCAACGAGTACGACCAGTTGCGCTTTCACCGGCTGCTCGGCAACAGCGCCCCCGACTCCTTCTACGCCGGGGTGTACGCCGCCTATGACGAGCGCGCGGTGCAGCTCGGTTGGACCAGCGTCCAATCCCTTCCAATTTCCATTTCTTCGGACAGGGAGCGACGGGTGCTCGCGGGCATGGATCTCAAACTCGACTGGGAGACGGTGTGCTTCCCGGAGTCGGAGAGCGAGCCCTGTGAGGGCTACCGGACGGTGAAGTACCTGCGCAGCGGCACCCCGGTGGAGTGGCGCACGCCCATGTACGAGGGGTATCGCGACATCCCGACGTGGCTGCCCGCGGGCTGGCGCGGCATCTACAACCTGGACAACGCCGCCCTCGCCCGCGTCATCACCCGGGCCCGCGAGTCCGGGCAGAGGGTGATGCTCCACGTCCTCGGTGATGAGGAGGCGGACACCTCGCTCGAAGTGGTGGAAGCCCTGGGTGCTGGCGGCGAGGACATCCGCTTCGAGCACGGCTACCTGACGACGGATGCCGGGTACGAGCGAGCGAAGGCAATGGGGGTGACGGTGGTGCAGGAGCCCACGCACACCATCCTCAAGCCCTGGTACGCGGGGAAGTACGGGCCCGAGGTGGCTGCGCACGCACACCCCATGCGCTCGCTGGTTGACCGGGGTGTGCGCCTGGCCTTCGCCACGGACGCCTTCGGCACGCCGGGGGACCCGCGCGTCCTCCAGGTGGTCGCCAGGACGAATCCGCTCGGCGACCCGGGTGAGGCAGTGACACCGGAACTGGCGCTGCACCTCCTCACCCGAGCAGTGGCGGAGGCCCAGGGGCACAGCGACCGGGGGAGTCTCACCCCGGGCCAGCGTGCGGACCTCCTCGTCCACAGCGTGGACCTGCTCGCGGCGGACGCGCCCGTGGAAGCGGATGTCGTCCGGCTCAACATGCAGGCGAGCTCACCCATCTGGGACGACGGCAGCCTCACGCCGGCAGGTGGCTGGTAGCGCAAGGCCGAGGGTGCCAACAGGCGGTACAAGAAAGGGCCCGGCTCCGAAGGTGGAGACCGGGCCCTTCGCACGTCAGGGGGGGGCGGGTAGCGCAGCAGGTGCGCGTCGCAGCTTCACCGGCTCGCGTGGGGGCCGTCGGCCAGCCTCTCAATGGCGCGAGCAAGGCGGGCGAGCTCGCCGCGCATTGCCTCGAGCTGGGCCTCGACGCGCGCGGCCTGGGCGCTGGCGCTGGCCTGGGCGGCCGAGACGCGGGCCAGCTCCGTCTCCGCCGTGGTGGCGCGGCGCTCGAGGTTCCGCACGTCCGCGCCCAGCGTGCCCCACTGCGCGGCATGCCCGAGCAGGGTGACGACGATCGGCACGGCCATGAGGAGCCAGGGCGAGGGCTTTGACTCGGGGGCAGAGGTAGGGGTGCTCATGCCCCCTCAGAAGGGGCGAAGAGCACCCCCCACCCTCAAAAACCGGGTGGCGGGCCAGGAATTGGATTGCTCGGCGGTGTGCAATCTCGCGCTCGCGGTTACCCCACGGTACCCCCAGTGGCCGCCACGCCGAAACTGTCGGACGACCCCCTGTTTTCGGGGGCTGTGGGCCGCACCACGGGCTGTAAGCGCCCGTAATCACAACGGGAGGTGTTTCGGAAGGGGTGCGCGGCGGCGCGGGAATGGTGCGCTGGCGCCCCTTCTGAGGGGTGTCACCTCGCAATATCCGCCCACGGAGGCACCCATGACGAGCAGCGCCAGCAGCACCCCCACCCTCACCCTCGGACGCATCGCCTTCGAGGCCTACGGCAACCACCCTGGCCCCTATGGCAGGTGGGCCACCTTCGACGGGCGGCCCATGCCTGGCTGGGAGGAACTCGACACCGAGAGCGGCAAGCTCACTCGCGAGAGGTGGGAGGTCGGCATCATGGCTGCCATCGCCGAACACGAGCGGCGCACCAAGCCACAGGACGGGCTTGCCGTGGGGAAGGTGTCCGTCTCCCTGGACACGTCCGAGTTCCAGAAACAGGTGGCGGAGCTCGCGGAGCTCACGGAGTCTTCCGGCGTCGACCCCTTCCTCCTGGGCATCCAGGAGATCGCCAGCGCAACCCGCGAGCTGGCCGAGGCCCGGCGGGCCATCGCTCTCATCGAGGGCGCTGGCCATCTCCGTGCCCTCATCGATGACGTGACGAAGGCGCTGCGCGCCCGGGTCCTCGACATGGCCGCTCCCCCCTCCACCTGACACCCCGCGGCGAAGGGGCGGTGTCGATCCGCCCTTTCTCCCCGGCATGGCCCGTCCGAGGGGAATGCCGCCGGAGTTGCTGGGTGAGCCCTCGGAAGGGGGGGAGGCGGGTGCGTCCGAGCTGCCCGACCCGTTGGAGGGCTACCGGTTCCGCCCAGGCCGCCGGGGCCCGCGCACCACTCTCACCAGCGAGATGATTCCTGTCATCGCCGAGTGGCTTGCGCGGACGGGTGTATTGCGCATCGCCGCGGCGAAGGCGGGCACCACCGAGGACTGCCTCGGCAAGTGGCTCTCCAAGGGCAGGGGCACGGCGGCCCGCAGGAAGAGTAGCCTCTACACCGAGTTGCTCACCGCGTGCGAGGAGGCCTGGGCCCACCGCTTCAGCCACCTCATTGAGCTCGGCGAGCGGACCGTCACCGATAGACACATGAACCCCCGCTTCGTCACCTGGCTCATGTCGGTGACGGGGCCCAAGCACTTCACGGTACCACGGGAGCCTACAGGCCAGGCCCAGGGCAACGGGCTGGGCCCGGCCTTCGAACTGGTGACACCCGAGGCCGCGGCGACGAGCGTCCACACCAAGCTCCTGCGCTTCCTCGAGGAGGATGACAAGCGCACGGCGCTGGAGGTAGCCGCTGCGGCCGAGGAAGCCAGCGAGGCCGGATGATGGTCGCCACGGCCGCCGTGCTCGAGGCGGGGGAGAATCTCCTCGCCGGGCTCACCCTCATCAGCCCGGAGACACACGGGCGCTACTCGCTGTCGGAGCGCGCGGCGCTGAAGTTCCGCGCGCAGCTGCGCAAGGCGGGGAAGCTGGCCGAGGCCCTGGCGTCCTCCCCCGCCATCGCCGAGCACCTGAGGCTGACTCAGGCGGAGGTGCTCGCCTGGTACTACGACCAGCGTCTCTGGCGACGGCCGGTGCAGGCGCCACCCCAGGGCTACTGGCGCACCTGGTTCCTGCTCGGTGGGCGAGGCGCGGGCAAGACGTATGCCGGCAGCGTGGCCGTCATCGAGGAGGCGATGGCGGACCCGGAGGCCCGGATCCTCATCGTCGGGCCCACCGACAGCGAGATCCGGAAGACGCAACTCGAAGGGCCCAGCGGCATCCTCACGCTCGCCCCACCCTGGTTCCGACCCCTCCACCGAAGGAGCAAGCGCGCCCTCGACTTCCCCAACGGTGCGAAGGCCTTCTACGTCCCGGCGCAGAACCCAGACAAGCTCCGCGGCTACAATGTCTCGCTGGTATGGGCGGATGAAATTGTCGCCTGGAAGAAGTCCCCGCTCGAGGTGTACGCGGAGTGCCGCCGAGTCGCCCGCATCCAGACGACGCGCATGCGGGCGGCGGGGCTGCCGGCCCGGCTGATCATCACCACCACGCCGGCCCCCACCCAGCTCTTCCGGGAAATCCTCTCGGACAGGGACGGGCTTGTCCTCTCACGCTCCTCCACCTTCGACAATGCCGCCAACCTGGACAGCCGCTACCTCGCGTACGCGCGCCGGGTAATGAATACGACGGAGGGCCGCCGGGAGTTCCTGGGCGAGCTCTTCTTCGCGCTCGACTCTTGCCTCTACCGGCGGGTGGACTGGAATGCCTCCCGGGTGGCGAGCCTGGAGGCCATTCCTCCCCGCGAGGGCAAGCCGCTCTTCGACAGGCTGGTAGTGAGCGTCGACCCCGCGACGGGGGAGAAGAAGTCCTCGGACCTCCATGGGATTGTGGTGGAGGGCATTCGCGAGGAGGCGGACGGCCTGCTGCACACCTACGTGCTGCAGGACCTGTCCCTCCAGTCCCCCGAGCCCACCGCCTGGGCGAAGGTCGCCGTCGACGCATACCACGCCTGGAAGGGGTTTGCCCCGCCGCGAAAGACTTTCATATTCGCGGAGACGAACACCGGCGGAAGCATGGTGAAAAGCACCATCCGCCAGGTGGACGGGAAGGTGCGCGTGAGGGGCCAGCGCGCCAAGCAGTCAAAGGCCGAACGCGCGGCCCCGGTGACGGCCCAGTGCGAAGCGGGACTCGTCCACATGGTGGGCAAGCACCACCGCCTCGAAGAGCAGCTCGGCAAGTTCACCGGGCAGGAGGGCGGCCACGGCCGAGATGACCGCGCCGACGCCTTCGCCTGGCCCATTTTCCTGTACGTATGTCCGAAGCGGCAGAATGCCGGTGCGGCGGGACGCCCACCCGGCGCGGAGGACGAGGAAGAGGAAGAGGACGATGAGTAGGACTGGTTCGCCCCTTCTGTTGGGGCATGGGCTCTCTCGCGACCCGATTCAAGGCGGCGCTCTCCGGACTCTTCCTGGGTAGGCAGGCGGGGCGGCCGCTGGTGTACGCCATCCCCGTGCGGACCTTCTCTCCGCGGCGCGGCACCCGAGAGGTGCTGGCTGCCTACCGGGAGAATGCGTGGCTGCGGGCGGTGGTGCACACCGTGGCGGGAGCCGTGGCGACGCCGAGCTGGCGCGTCTTCCTCCCCGTTACAACACAGGGCAAGAGGCTCCTGCGCAGCTGCAAGGCAGTCGGTGCGGACCGCCGGGCAGGACTGGAAGGGGTGCTGGAGCGCCACAAGTCCCTCGCTGGCGGCGTCGCCCGGGGGGATGTCGTGGAGGTCCACCAACACGAGTTGCTGTCCATCCTCCAACACCCTCACCCCAAGCACACCGGACGGGCCTACCGCGAGTTGATGCAGGTGCACCTCGACCTGGCGGGCGAGGCATTCCTCTGGTTGCGACGTGCCGAGGACGACGGGCGCGTGGTGGGCTTTGAGGTGATACCGCCCCAGTGCGTGGTGATGACGCCAACAGCCTCTCCAGAGGGCACCTACCACATCATCTACAACAACTTCGCGGGCCAGGTCGCGGAGTCGGAGATCATCTGGCTCAAGCACCTGGACCCCGAGAACCCCGAAGGGCGTGGGGCCGGCATGGGCTTGGCGCTCGGGGACGAGCTCGACACGGCGGAGGCGATTCAGGGCGCGCGCAAGGCCACCTTCCAACGGGGAGGCATGCCCGCGGCCACCGTGGGGGTGGACCCCGCTGAGGGCGATGATGGCGCCGACGCGGTGGAGGCCCTCAAGAAGGAGTACCAGGACTCCTTCAAGGGGCCCCAGGACGCGGGCAAACTGTGGTTCGTCCCCGGGAAAGTCACCGTCGCCCAGTTGGACCAGGACTTCCGTGCCCTCCAGCTCGACGAGTCCGAGAGGGGCATCAAGGACTACGTCCGCCAGTGCTTCAACATCCCCCCCGAGCTGATGGGCGACCTGGTGAGTGGCACCCGGGCGACGGCCGAAGAGGCCAAGTACACGCTCGCAGAGTACGCCGTCCTCCCTCGCATGGAATTCCTCCGCGAGGGCTACCAGCTCTACCTCGTACCGCTGGTGGATGAAGACGCGCTCCTCGAGTACCAGGACCCGCGTCCGCAGTCCTGGGAGCGCCAGCTCAAGGCGATGACCAGCGCCTTCGGCGCCCACGTCTACATGAATGAGGCACGCCTCCTCGCCGGCCTACCGCCGGACCCGAAGCTCAAGGGGGTGCGGTTCATGCCCCTTCCCGGGGCGCAGCCCGTCCAGGACGAAGACAAGAAGCCGACGAATCCACCTCCACCCAGGGGGCCCGGCAAGGAGTGACCCCGCCCCTTCTCCTGCAACATGACGACGCGCGCCGCCGCCCACCGCACGGCCACCTCCGGCACACCCCGCCCACCTCCACCGGCCGAGGAGAAGGCATTCGGCTACCTCCATAAGACGGAGGGCGCCGGCCCCCTCGTCTTCCGCATCTCCTCCGAGGTGGTGGACCGTCATGGAGACCGCGTCAAACAAGACGGGCTGAAGACGGAAAACCATGCACGCAATCCCGTACTGCTCTGGAACCACCAGCACTGGGAGCCAGCGATAGGTACCGCCAAGGTGTACCGGGGCGCGGACGGCGCCTGGTACATGGAGCCGGCCTTCGACGGCATCGGCGAGCTGAGCGAGACCGTCAAGGCGAAGGTAGAGGCCGGCACCCTCCGCACGTGCAGCATCGGCTTCCGGGTCATCAAGTACGCCTTCAACGAAGAGGGCGGCTTCGACATCGAGGAAGCCGAGCTCACCGAGGTGAGCATCACCAACGTACAGGCAAACCCTGACGCCGAGCGCGTCAAGAACCACAGGAGACGAACGGACATGACTACCCCGAAGTCTGGCGAGAAGGCGAAGACACTGGAGGAGGGCGACATCGACGCGATCCGCGGCGTAGTCGAGGAGGCGATGAAGGGGCTCCACAAGAGGCGCGAGGCGTCCGCCGAGGAGTACGCGGCGAAGTCCCTGGATGAACTGGAGGCGGTGCGCGAGGAGCTCGCGAAGACGCTCGCCACGGTAGAGGAGGTGCTCGAGGTGAAGCTCAAGCAGAAGAGCAAGCGCCTCAGCAGGAACAAGGAGGCCGCCACGGACGAGAAGGTGGAGGACGAGCCGGACGCGGACAAGAGCGAGGAGACGGACGAGGAAAGCGACGAGCTGGAGGTGGAGGTGGACGAGGAGGAGGCCAAGGCCCTCAGACGACTGGGAGCGCGCGACGCCCGGCGGTGATGCCGCCCCTTCTATCGCCTTGCACCCACCCCACTACTGACACGAGCACCCCATGCCTACCCTGATCCTCCCGAAGACACTGGCCAAGAAACTGAGGGCGGCGGCCATCAAGACCGTCAGCGCCGAGCGGGCGTCCCGCCCCGACACCGGCGGAAGCACCCGCAGCCTCACCGCGAACGCTCCCGCCGAGCGCAAGCAGTTGGTGCGCATCGGCATGGGCATGCGCCTCAAGTCGCTGTGGCTCGCCAACCCCGCCTTCGGCGGGCAACACGCCAACGCCGCCGAAAAGGCGTGGCTGCAGAAGAACGCCGCCGCATACGCCTCCGTCTTCGGCCAGGGTGGCTCGCTCCTGGCCGAGGAGTACAGCTCGGAGTTGATTGAGCTCCTCCGCAATCGCGCGGTGCTGCTGGAGATGGGGGCGCGCGCGCAGAGCATCGAGGGCAAGCTGAACATCGGCAAGCTCAACGGCGGCGCCGTCGTGCACATGGTCGACGAGTCCGAGGCCCCGGCCGCGTCCGACCTGGCAACGGGGAGCGTCATCCTCGAGGCCAAGAAGGCCATGGGCTTGCTCGACGCGAGCAACGATCTCCTGCGGCGCAAGTCCATCGACGCGGCCGGCCTGCTCGCGGACGACATGATGCAGGCGATGGCCCTCAAGGCCGACGAGCAGGGCCTGCTCGGCAGCGGCAAGGCGGGCAACTGCACCGGGCTCTTCAAGCAGCTCGCGGCCGGCCAGAAGGTGGCGGGTGTGGCCATCACCTCGGCGAACGTGGGGAACGTGGCGACGTTCATCGACTCCCTTGTCCAGAAGGTGAAGGCCTCGAAAATCCCCTTCGAGGGCAACAGCCCCGGGTGGATCATGTCCTCCAAGATGGAGTCGGCGCTCATGTCCCTGCGCGACAACGCCGGGTGGGTGTACCGCGCCTCCCTGGAGCAGGGGAAGCTCGCGGGCCACCCCGTCTACGTCACCGAGACGGTGGGGGACAGCCGGCTCGCCTTCGGCCTGGCCGCCCAGCTCTACTTCGGCGTCGAGGGCGACATGTTGGTGAGCTTCGCCGAGCCGCTCTTCAAACAGGACGTGACGACCATTCGCGGCATCTACAAGTTCGACTGGAAGCTTCGGCACGACACGGCCTTCTCCTACTCGGACAACGTCACCTACGCCTGATGTGCCAGCCAGGGGCGGGGAGTCCCGCCTCGGCCACACCCTTTCATATTCGGAGTACGCCAGATGCACGCCTCCATGCGAAGTATTGGTTCCTACCTGCGCACCGTGAAGCCAGCCAACAGCCCGCAGGGCCTGTCGCCTTCCTCCGTAGCGGCCGGCACCACCTACGGACCCGCGTTGGACGTCCAGGATTTCCGCAGCTGCGTACTCACCGGGCTGACGGGCCTCTCGGAGGGTGCCCCCACCACACAGTCCGTGGCCTTCTCCCTCCAGTCCTCCGCTTCCGACTCGGGCGGGTGGGAGGACGTGGCGGGCAGCACCGTAACCCTCGTCGCGGATGCAGCGGCCGGGGAGGTGGACGTGCGACTCACGAAGCTCCCGGAGACCCACGGCTACGTGCGCGTCAAGGTGGTTGTCGCCTTCACGGGCGGGACTTCTCCGAAGCAACTTGTCGCGGCCGTCGTCGCCCTCGGTGGCGCGAGCACCCTCCCCGCATGAGGGGTACATGGCGACTCCATACGACTTCACCACCCTGCCCCGGGCGGCGGCCAGGCTGAAGGTGTCCACCTCGGACGTGGAGCTGCCGGGCCTCATTGCCGCCGCGAGCCGGGCCCTCGCCAACTGGCTGGGCTACGAGGCCCACCTGCGCGAGGAGGTAGAGGAGACGGTGCCCAGCGAGGGCGGCCGCTACCTCTGGCTTCGCGCCGGTGCGGTGCGGCGCCTGGTGCGCGTCACCGTGGGTGGCGCGGAGGTGGAAGCCAGCGCCTACCACCTGGACAGCCCTCGCCATGGCCGCATCGTCCGCCGCGTGGGGTGCTGGCCTTTCACCGGCACGTGGACAGCGGGCGTTGCCCCAACGCCTCTCACCAGTCACGACACCGGGGAAATTCGCGTCACCCTCGATGCGGGCTGGCGCACCCCGGGGCAGGTGGTGCTGGCGCTCGAGGAGAACCCCGCCAGCACCCTCACCAGCGAGCTGCCGGCCGAGCTGGAGGAGGCCGCCCTGGTGGTACTCGCCGCCCTGTACCGCCCAGCGGGGAGGGACCCCAACGTCCTCTCCCGCAGCACCGGCGGCGGCTCCGTCACCTGGCGCGCCGACGCGAGCGCGGTGCCCCTCCTTGCCCAGCACCTCGCCGCCCCCCACCGCAAGCTCTCCAGGAGGCAGCCGTGAGTCTCATCGCCGAAGATTTGCGCGAGTGGTTCCACCTGCGCAGGTGGCTGCGCACCGAGGACAGCGGCCGGCGCGAGGTATTCGGCCCGGTGGAGCAGCACCCCTGCCGGTGGGAACCTGGCGCTCGCCGCGTCCAGACAGTCGACGGGCGCACTGTCATTGCCCAGGGCACCCTGTGGACTTCGGCCCGCCTCACCGCCCAGGAGGTGAAGAAGCTCCAGCTGTGGCTCCCCGGGGACAACCCCGACGACGTGGGGCAGAGCCGCCTGCCCATGCAGGTCTTCGTCCACACCGACTTGGAGACGGGCGCCTTCGATCACTCCGAGGTGGTGCTGTGAGTCTCCGGGACTGCGAGCTGGACGTGGCGAAGCTGTTGGAGGCGGCGGGCCTCGGCACCCTCGCGGATGGGGCGCCCACCCTCTTCGCTGGCCCCTTCCCGGCGAGCGTCCCCGACGCCTTCATTGCCTGCCGGCAGAGCAGCTCGCCGAAGCCAGAGAAGTACCTGGGCAACGTGGCCCGCGCCTACCTGCGCCCCACCGTCACGGTGCTGGTGCGAGGGGCGAGCGGGCCGGACAGCTACACCGAGAGCGGCGCCAGGGCCCGCGCTGCCTGGGCGGCGCTGTACAGCCGAACGGACGTGCCCGGGTACGTGTGGATTGACCCGGAGGAGGGCGAGCCCACCTACCTGGGGGAGGACGAGCAGCACCGGCCCCGGTGGAGCTTCACCGTCACCTGCGAGTACGAGCTGGCGGCACCCCGGTAGGGCGCCGCCCTTTCTCGGTGACATGGCCTCCCGAGGGTACAGGACACGAGTGAAGGTGGAGATGGACACCTCCCGCCTCCGACAACTGCGCTCCCAGGGTGAGCAGGTGCTGCGCGACCTGGAGTCCCCGGTGCGCGCCGCGGCCCGGCTGGCGCTCGACCAGGCCACCTTCCTGGTGCCGCGCGGGGGCGCCCCGGAGGATCCGCTCAACCTGGCGGACACCGGGTTTCTCTCCGGGCCGGTGCACAACACCTCCGCGCGCCTCTCCGTCACCTTCACCTGCGGCTACGCGCACCCCCAGGCAGGCCCCATTCACGAGGGCTTCCACTGGGGCGAGCAGACGCGCACCCCGCCGCCCCATTTCCTGCGCAAGGCCGCCAAGCGCGGCGTGCGCGCCCTCCTCCGCAAGGGCGTGCAGGCCACGCTCTGGAAGTCCCTCTCCCGCATCTTCCCCTCACAGTGAGGAAACCATGAGCTACCGCGTCGCCCACGTTGAAGCCATACACGTCACCGCCGCTGCAGGCACGGCGCTGACGAATGCCAATAAACTGGAGGGCCTCAAGAGCTTTCCCGTCACCACCGCGACGACTCTCGTCGAGCAGCAGCACCTCAACTCCGATGGCTGGAGTCGACACGTCCCCACCTGGAAGTCCGCGAGCGGGAGCCTGTCTGGAGAGGTGAAGGCGGGCAGCGCGACTCAGGCCATCCTCCAGACGGCGGACGACAACAGCACGCCATTCTTCGTGCACGTCATTGAGAACGCCTCGGCGGCGCCGGGCGCAAAGATGGGCAGGCGCTACGAGATGGTTATTGAATCCAGCGAGGAACCCCACGAGGCCGGCGGACTCGTGACGTTCAACTACAGCGTGAAGGTGAACGGCCCTCCTGTCGACATCCTCGCGCCCAACCCCTGACGTTTCACCTTTCCACGGGTCGATCATTACCTCTCACACCAGGACATCAAGACATGGACTCTCTCAAGGCAAAGCTGGGCAGCGCGGTATGGCGAAAGTGGAAGGATGTCGCCGTTGAGGTGGATGGCGAGTTGTTCCCGGTCGTCATCCGCAAGGCGCCTCCGGGTGTTGCGGTGCTGGTGCTGGACGAGGCCAGGAAGGCGGGGGACCTCAACGCCGAGAACGAGGCAGCGAACGAGCTGGCTGGGCTGCGACTGCTGGCGCGCATGGTGGCGACGGTGCTCTTCGCACAGGGTGCTGTGCGCCCCCTCTTCGACCGCAACAACCCGGAGGACCTCGCCACCGTCCAGACGGCACCATGGCTGATGGACCTGCGCGACGACTGCGTGGCCGCGCTCGGCGCCACCGGCGCCGCCCTGGAGAAGCTCAAGGGAAACTCCGAGGCGACCCCGACCGGGCAATAGAGGTCAGGGTCGCACGACTCCAGGGGTGGACGGAGCAGGAGACGCAGGCGCAATCGCTGGAGTGGATTCTCACTCTTGCGGCGGATCACATTCTGGAGTCCGAAGAGAGCGAGCGGCGCGCCGGCAGGCCGAGTCCTGGCGCCGCGCCCCATGCGGCCCAGAAGGCGGAAACCATCGAGTACCGCCTGAAGCCGAAAAGGTGAAATGTCATGAGCGGCGGTGGGCTGAAGGTCGGCGATTTATACGTCTCCGTCTCGGCAAGCATTGGCGAGATGGTGAAAACCCTGCGGCAGGCTGTCGACGCCATTGAGGATGCGGCGGACGACATCGAAGGCCATCTCTCGAAGGCCTCCGCGGCCCTCGGCGATATGGCCGAGGGGCTCTTGTCCATGGCCGGTTTGGCGGCGGCCGCCTTCGTCACGGGCGCCGAGTCCAGCAAGCCCATGAAGGACAGCCTGGATGAGCTCACCGGCACGCTCCGGACGCTCTCCGTGGAGGTGGGTAGCCTCTTCACCCCACTGGTGAAGGAGATGACGGCGGCGGTGAAATACGCGGTGGCCTACTGGCGCAACCTGGACGACGGGTTGAAGGCCACCATCGTCTCGACGGTGCGGAGCGCGGCCGTTTTCGGCGGGCTCGCCCTCGCCCTCTCCCGGGCATTCGTCTTCGTGAAGAGCTTCGCCGAAGGCGCCGTGGTGGCGGTTCGCACCCTCAGGTTCCTCGGCACCTCCATCATGGCCGCGGGGCCGCTCTTCACGGGCCTGGGTGCAGCCATTCAGAAGGCGGGCTGGGCGCTCGTCTACCTGCAACAGGCAACGGTGGGAGACAGTCTCGCGAAACTTTCCGCGAGCGCCACCGCGCTGACTGGGTCGCTGCGAAACGTCCCCGCCACCATCGGCAACGTGGGTGATGCATTCAGGGCGCTCGGCCCCAAGATTCTGGCGGTGGGGCTCCCGGTGCTCGCCCTCACCGCGGCGGTCGCGGCCCTCGTACTGCTCGCGGGCAGCCTCTACAAGAATTGGGATGACCTGAAGTACCTCGTCAGCGAGTCGACGGCTGGCATCGTGGACTCCCTCTCCCAGCTTGGGGAGACGGCGGCGCGGTTCTTCAGCAACCTCTGGTCTGGCTTCAAGGGGTTTATTCTCTCGGCGGCGGCCGTCCTGCTTGAGCAGGTGGCGAGCAAGATGCGTGCATTCGCCCGGTTCCTCGCGCCTGTGACGAGCGCGTTGAAAATGAGGGAGACCACCAAGGCACTACAGGATGTGCAGAACCTCACCGGGCAGCAGATGGTGAGCGCCATCGTCTCGGGCGCCACGGAGGCGGGAGACTACCTCGTCGGCGCAGCGAAGGAGTCGGCGCAGGCATTGGCGGACCAAACGAAGAATCTGCGCAAGGGAATCGTCTACGGGTTGAAGAGCAGCGCCGATGGGGCGGCGGAGATGGGCCTCGCGCTCAAGAAGGCCCTCGGCCTCGACGAACTGATGTCCCACGCACAGTCCATCTTCGGCCGGTTCACCGATGCTGCGCCCACTCAGGCGCAGGTGGCCGCGGTGGGCACTACCGGAACGACTGGGGACACGGAGAAGAAAGCCGAAGAGCTCGCCAAGGCGATCCAGGAAATTTCTGGCGGCCTACTGGAGGCGGCGCGCGTCACCGGGAAGTGGCAGGCCGAGACGGCGAAGCTCGCGCGCGAGGGGCTCGCTTCAGTGCGTGACGTAGTGGGAGGCCTCGTCGCCACGGCTGTCGCCTCCTACGAGAGCAGCGAGAAGGGGAAGAAGCTCGCCGACGCGATTGTGTCCGCCAGCGAAGGCCTGCTTGGCACCCTCCGGGGGCGACTCGGCGAGGTGACGAGCTTTCTCGACACGGCCATTCAGGGATTCACCGCGGGCGGCCCACTGGGCGGCGCACTCGCCATGTTGGGGGATCTCCTCACCAGGTCAGAGGGCTTCCAGGCCCTGGTGGAAATGCTCAATGAAATCATCCAGGCCGCCGCAGACGCCCTGGGTGGCTTCCTCGTTTCGCTCCAGCCTCTGATGGGCGCGGTGGGGCTTGTGGTGGACGCTCTGTTTCGGAGCATCGGCCCTCTGCTCAACATACTGGGCGAGGCGCTACAGCCGCTGGTGCCCATCCTGGTGCTGGTCGCGGAGTTGCTAGGCGTTTTCGAGCCCGTCATCGCGCTGCTGACAGAGGCGCTCAAGCTTTTCCTCCTGCCCCTCAATCTCCTGAAGGACGTCATCGTCAACGTCGTCTTCGTCGCAATCAAATACGTGGCGCTCGGGTTTCTCTACGTGGCCAAGGGCCTGGCCACTGCGTGGAATGGCATCCTGGGCGCGATTCAGGGGGTATTCCGCGCACTGGGCAGCATCAAGATTCTGGGAGGCAAGCCGCTTGGATTTCTCAATGACTGGGCCGACAGTCTGGAGGGCTCGAAGCTCTCCATGGACGGACTCAACGCAAGCATCGCCGAGCTCAACAACATGACGCGCGAGTCCGCGACGGCGAAGGCCCAGGAGGCCGCGGCGGTGTTGCGTAACCGCGAGGCGCTGGACAAGGCGACCGAGTCCCTCACCAACGTGCCCAGCGGATGGAAGGTGGCGCTCGCTCGCTTCGATGCGCAGAACGCGCGCGGCGCCTCGCCCGCGCTCCCTGCCTCCACACCTGGCCCGCCCATGGCGCCCGTGTCCCCCGTGACGGTTGCGCAGCCCGCGGCCCCGGCGGCGCCCATTCAAATCGGAACCATAAACGTCTCCGCCCGCGATGAGCGGGAGGCGCTCTCGGCGCTGGAGCGCAAGTTGGACGACATGGCCTTCCGCGCCCGTGGCTCGCGAGGGCAACCCGGGCGCTATGCCAATGGGGGGCTGTAATGGCGTTGCTGACGCTCAACGGGGTGGAACTCCTGTGCACGGCGTCCGAGTGGGAGCCCATTCGCCTCGGAGACGTGGCGCGCTCGCTCAACGGCGCCCCCCGGGACATGGCCCGGGTGCGCAAGGCCGACTACCGCTTCACCTCCCCCCTCCTGACGCTGGCAGCGGCAGAGGCCTGGCGCGGGCTCATCGAGGGAGAGGGACACACTCTGAGCTTCGAGGACACCACGACGGCCGGCTCGTACCTCTGGACGTCCCGCGTCGCGGTACCCAGCAGCATTTCCTCCTCCCCCGCGCCCGCCCGCAGCACCAGCACGAAGAAGCACGGGGCCGCCTCCCTCCACCTCCCCAGCCTCGCCGAGGTGCGGTGGGCGCTGGGGCTGGGCGCCACGTGGACGCTGCTGGCCTGGGAGTGGGTGGGTGGCGCATGGGGGCACTGGTGCCTCCGGAGCGACGGGGCGAGCTGGTACAACGGCGTGCTCGACGCCGGCTCGCTCGCCGGGCAGCTTGGCGTCTCCTCCGGAGAGCTCGTCCTGGCAGGCACGGGCGGCACCGGCCGGTACTTCGACGAAGTGGTTGCGCTGCCCTACTCGGTGGTGAATGCCTGGGTGCCGGCGCTCTACGCCTTCCACCAGGTACAGGCGTGGCCCGCCCTTCCTTATGTCCATGCGGGTGGGGCTCGCCTCCCCGCGGGCGGGCTGGTGGCAGTGGGTCGCGCCGGCTCGGGGCGCACGGTGCCGTTGCTTGACGAGTCCGGGGAAACCTTCGACTTCACCCTCTACGGCGCCTGAGTCACCCCTTCTCCCGGGCATGCGCCTACTCTCCTCCGTTCAAGCGAAGCTGCTGGCGTGCCCCACGGGCTTCACCGCCCGGGGCCGCGTCCGTGTCCAGGGCCCGGCCAGCACGTGGTATGACCTCACCAACTTCCTCGGGCGCGACTTCCTCGAGGAGGTCACCGTCGACGAGTCGCTCGACGCGCCGGTGGGCCAGGCGACGGTGCGCCTGCTGCGCGAGGTACATGGACTCTCCCTCGCCCCCTTCGTCACCGACTCGCCCGCCAACAACCTCGGCGGCGCCTACTCGCCCCTGTTGCAACTCGGCCGCACCTTCCGGGTGGAGGTGGGGCTGGCCCCGTCCGGCATGGAGCCGGGTGCCTCGGACTGGCTGCCCCTCTTCCTGGGCCGCATCGACGAGGTGGACAGCGGCCCCGCCGTCCTCACCTTCACCGGCCGGGACTACCTGGGCGGCGCGCTGCAGGATGTCTACATCGAGCAGGAGCACACCTACGGCAGCACCGCGGGCGTGCCCCTCCAGACGGTGTGTCAGGCCATCCTCACCGACGCGGGCCTGGGCAGCGTCGGACTCTACACGCCGACGGACCCCGCCTGGAGCCTGGGCCCCTACAAGCAGGACGTCGAGCCCGTGATGGACGCGCTCAGCAAGTTGGCCACCGCACGCGGCTGGGAGGTGCGGCAGAAGCTGCGGCCGGACACCAGTGACTGGGGCCTGTGGCTGTGGGGCCCGGACAGGGCCGCCACCGCGGCCTCGTGGGTGTACACCGCCAGTGACTACCAGGAGGTGGGGCAGCTCTCCACCGCCCTCGGCGACATCCGGACGGCGGTGGAGGTGGTGTTCTCCGACCACTCGGACCTCGATGCCGCCCTCCAGCCGAAGCGAAAGACGGTGCGCAGGGAGAATGCCACCGCCACCGCGAGCTATGGACTCACCCCTCCCGGCGGTGGCCCCCCGGTGCCCCGCTTCATGCGCCTCGCCGAAGGCGCGACGTCCAACATTCGCACCCTCGCAGAGGCTGAGCGCCTCGCCGACGCCGCCCTGGCGGACCTCTCGGACGGCACCGCCACGGTACTGGTGGAGGTGGCGCACCACCCCGCGCTCGATCTGGCGGACCTTGTGCAGCTCGCCGCGAACGGCGTGAATTTCACCGCCGCGCAGACGCTCGCCGTCCGCCAGCTCACCCACACCCTGAGCAGCTCGAGCGCTCGCACGCGCCTGGCTCTCAAAGGCAAGCCCGCGCTGTCGCCGCGCACGTGGCTCGACATGGAGGCTCGCCCTGGCATCGCCCCCGCCGCGCCCTTCACCGGGCCCGCCGCACCCTCGGGGCTCGCGGTAACGAACACCGTCTCCGGCGCCGCGCTGCTCTTCACCGCCCCCAGTACCGGCCCCGAGGCCGACAGCTATGAGCTCCACGTGGGCACCTCCGCCGGCTTCGCCCTCTCCAGCGCCACCCTCAAGGCGGTGAGCAGCTCCACGCGCTTCGATGTGAGCGGCTTGGTGGCCGGGGGTGCCTACTGGGCCCGAGTGCGAAGCCGGGATAAGAAGGGCAACGTGGGTCCCGCTTCAGATGAGGTGTCCCTGGCTCCGAGATATGTCAGTCCGAGCTTGCTTCTGCCCAACGTGACGGAGGCGGTAATTCCGCGTAACTCGGACTTCGAGGCACACACAAACACACTTGCTCCACCTGATGCATGGTCTCTTAGTGACGACGCGATATGGGGTGTAGACAGCGATACCGAGACGTCCACCGGATTTGTTTTCAGTGGGAAGCGGAGCGTCCGCCTCTTCGGGACGGGCGTCCCATTCATTCAGTCTCAGGCATTCACGGTGCGCCCGGGAGACAAGCTCGTCGCCAGCGCGCTCGTCCTCATTCCCGCGCCGCAGAACACGTCACATACGGCACGCTTGATTGTTTTTTGGCTCAACGCAAACCTCGAATACATAACGGAAACGATTGCGTCCGCAACATATTCTGCTCCCACGAACGACTGGCAGACACTTGGCATCAGAGCGCGGCCGGTGACTGTGCCTGCGGCTGCTCGATACGCTCGACTAGCTGTTCAGAAAGACACGGCAGGGATAAACTACTCCGTTTACGTAGACTCGACGCGCGTCGTCACTCTCCCCAGCACCTTTCTCTGGCGCTACCCAACTCTGGAGGCCACCAACGGCTGGACCTACGTAAGCGGAAGGGCGCCACCGCGGTACAGGGTGTCTGCCTTGGGGGAGATCATGATGTCGGGTTCGGTAACCGGTGGCGGCACCAACTCTGTTATTCTTTACATAGACAGCGGTGACCGCCCTGGTTTTGACGCGGACTTTTCGGTGGTCGGCAATGGCAATAATCCTGCGGCCATTCGAATATCCGCCAGCACTGGAGCGGTCACCCTGACATCTGGATTTGGCCCTTTGAGCTTTGATGGTGTGAAATTCTACGCGGAGCCAGCGGGCACGCTATAGGGTCGCGTTGCGCCGACACCGCACTGACGTGGATTAGCGTTGGGTCCATCCGATGATGGTGCCGTTGGACAGAAAAAACACGAGGGGGTACTCGCACCTCCAGGCCGTTCGATCCGATGGGCAGTGCTGGACCTCGGCCGAGGTTCGGTATCGCCACATTCCATAGCAGGCGTTCATCGTCGTCTCGACGGTCGAGTACGCCTTCCCGGCAAAGCCCCCCGGGTCACACCCACCGACCGCGGCGGACGCGCCGTCCGGATTGGGCATGGCCTCTGGGGCCGACCCACAACCCAGCACAGCGCAGCAACCGGCAACCAGACCCATCTTCAGCATCTTCGTCACGAACCCTCCCAGGCTCGCTGCGACTCTACCACCCAGCGGCGACGTAACAACCCCAAGGACGCGATGTTGGTTGCCTCCAGCGCCGGGGCGCCGCACCGGAGCACCCCAGTCCTCGCCCGACCCTCCGTCGACGCCGAAGCGGAGTGGCTTGCGGTCACACCCTCACGCATCGAGCGCAGTCCACCGCCCAGCGCTTGCCGCGAGCCTGGGCGCCCCTGTCCTCCACCAGGCGCAGGTACCCCGCCTGAGCAGGCACCCATGTGCCGCACCGCGAGCAGGACGCGGCCCGTCGGTTGGGGCGGAAGCGGGCCGGCGCCGTCGCGCACGCCGGCTCTGGGTGGGAGAGCCCCAGCGCGCTGGTGAAGTCGGCGTACTCTCCCTTGCGGACGAGCCGGCCGCAGGCCCTGCAGGCGCCGTCCTTCTTGGTGACGATTAGTGGCACGGGCAACTCCTTCGGCACTCGGTGCACAGCAGGAGTGCCAGCATGTCCACGCACTGCCACCGCCGGCAGGCGATGCACTGGCGGCGCGTCTTGCACCCTCCCTCCCAGAAGGCCTCGGCGCACGGCATGGCGCGAGGGTGGTAGACGACCTGGCCGTCCGACAACTCGCCCGGCTCGAAGATGACGGCGGCCGGCTCCGACGGATGCGCCTTCACGCAAGGGCCTCGCGCAGTGCGGCCAGCCCCGCCTCCCGGGCCTCGAGCAGCTCGTCGAGGGTACACTTGAGTCGGCGGGCGAGTTGGCCGTCCGACGCGGGCCTGCCGTCCTCCCGCTCGAGCCCCAGGCCCCCGGCGACAGCCACCCGCTGCCGGTGGGGGAGATGCTGGAGGGCCGCCACCGCGCGAGCCTGGGCGCCGAGCTCGTCCCTGCGCAGGTGCCCCTCGTCCTCGGCCCCTATGGCCTCCCGCTCCTCGACGCGCTGAGCACCCAGGGAGAGGGCCAGGGCGGTGGCCGCATCCACCGCCTCGTCCGCCAGTGCCTCGCCGAGCTCCAGGCCCTCACGCTCCACCCGCTTGCGCGCGCGGGCGGCCGCCTTGCGTCCCCAGTGGGTGACGTGGACGGGGGCGGCCTCGGCCAGGACGGTGGAGAGGCGCTGGCGGACGGCCTGCAGCACGTAAGCCGGGTAGAGGGTGCGGCCAGGCCCGGCCCACCCAGGGGTGAAGGTGCGCCAGGGCTGTTTGGCCAGCACGTGCGCCACCGCCTCACCCTCCAAGTCCGCGCGAGAGAGGAAGGTGCGAGGGCCCCCCTCCCAGGCCTTGCGGGCGGCACCGGCGAGGAAGGGCCGCAGCAACTCGAGGAGGCGCTGCTCGGCCGCGACCTGGTGGCGACTGCCCTCTGGGAGGCGGCGGGTTTCGCGCAGGGCGGCCTCAATGGCCTCGGCGCGCTCTGGGGCGAGGAGCTCTCCGCTCCGACGTGGGCGGAAGGGCAGGAGGAGTTGCACCCCCGCGTGGGGGGTACGCTCACGCAGGTGTGGGCGGCGTCTCCTCTCCTGGTGGCGCGACTCGGCTACCGGGATGCGGGCAAGAAAGGGGAAGGCGGCCTGTTTCGTTGGTTGGAGGGCGGCCGTCTGCCGACTCGTCGACGCGCCCGCCTCCTTGTCGGCCTTTGAATGGGCAGACTTCGGGGCGCCGGAGAGACGAAATGGAGCTGCGCACGGCATGTCTTCGTTGTCAGGGCAGTATGTGCCCCTGTCAACATCGCACGCACGAGCGCCTTGGTGGCCGTTGGTCTTGGCCTCTCATACGGTGCGTGCCACTTTCATAACTGGAGGTGGAGCGTGTTATCCGCTGAGCAAGCGAGGGAGTTGCACTGCCTCGCCGTTGCCGCAGGCGCGGCGGACTGGAGCGTGGTCGCTTGGCGCCTGTTCACGCCACCGGCAGGCCGGCAGGCAGGCGCTTCTCGTGCTTCGCCTCCAACCCCGCTTCGGCCAGTGCCTGGTAAATGGAGCGCGTGGCCAAGCCCAAGCGCTCCGAGATAAGGGTGACGCCCAGGTCTTCCACGCGGTAGAGTCGCACCGCGCGCTGGAGCTTCCATGTATGGAGGTCCTCCGCCGTCATTCCCAAGAGCGGGCGCTCCGGGCCCAGCTCGCGCGCGTCTTCCTCGAGGTGCGCGGGCCGGCGGGGAACCGACTCCCCACGCTCTCGGGCCCGCCTGTGCTCGCGAGCGCACGGGGCGCACCGCCAGGGCAGTCGCCCCAGTCTGCCCACCCGCACCACTGCGCCGCAGGCACATTGAATCTCCGTGGGCCTCCGCAAGTCATTGCATGTCATTGTCGTCTCCTTCCTGGGGTGCGAATGTTTGGCGTTGCGCGCTCGGCGAGTGTGCGTCCCGCGCCCGGCCGGCGCTCGGCGCGGACGTCCAGCGCGGTGCGGTGCCCCTCTCCGCGCACGGCGGCGAGCGCCTCCTCCGGGGTGGTAACCACCGCCACGGCGAGGCCCGCCGCGCGCAGGCGAGCGTGCAACCGCACCTGCGCTGGTTTCATTCTCCCGCCCTTGGACTTCACCTCGAGGAGCACCACCTGGCCGCGGCGGACACACAGCAAGTCGGGGAAGCCCGGGGCCGACACCGGCACCACCGTCCACCCCTCCAGTTGCAGCGCCGCCACCACGGCTGGCTCGGCCGCGTCCCGCTGTGCCGCCCACCTCATGGCCCCCTCCCCCTGCGCTCTTCCAGGGCCCCGCCGAGGCCCGCCAGGGCAAGCAGGGTGCACACCGCCGCGAGGAAGCTCAGCCCCTCCGCCCGCACGCCTGCCAGCGCGCATAGCAGCAGGTAGTGGGCCATGGCGAAGAGGAGGGCCTGGCCGGGCGTCACGGTGTGCCCTCCCAGCAGCAGGGCGGCGGGCAGGGGTTGCCCACGCAGTCGGAGTGCTCGGGCCGGTTGTGCTTGCACACGGGCGCGCCGAGGCCCCGCGGGAGGGCCGCATGGTGCCGGGCGCCGAGGGGCTTCATGGAGCCGCAGACGAGGCAGGGCTCCACGCGCACCCGCTCGCCGCCCGCCGGTGGGGCACCAGGTGCCGGGGCCGGAGGAGGCGCGGGCTTGCTGGCCGTCCCCTTCCCCTCCTCCAGCGCCCGTGTGGCGCGCGGCCGGGCCAGCTCGCCGCCAGCCAGGAGGGGTTGCTGGAGGCCGCTCGCGGCGCACCGCGGGCACAAGTCGAGCGGCTCGCCCGCCTCCCCCGGACGGCGGGGGCGGAGGACGCGGCACCCCTCGCACAGGAGGGTGTCGCACGTGCCGCTTTTGCGGGAGGGCTTGGGGCCGTCGCACTCGCGCGTCCCCTCCCGCTTCTTGCGCACCCGGCACTTTCGCACGCGCACGTCCATGCAGACGAATCCGCGCGCGCCATTCACCTCGAGGGGCAGGCAGCGGCGAGGCATTAGCCACCTCCCGGGGGCGGCGGGGTGCACTCCCCCGCCGCGACGAGTCGCACGTCCTGGAGGCCCAGCTTCTCCACCTGGGCCCTCAGTAGCTGCGCGTAGTGGTCGCCCACCCAGTCCCGCCAGTACCTGTCCCTGGCCTCCAACACGAGGGTGCCCTCGGCCACCTCCCGCGCGCGCAGCGGGGCGAGCCACTCGAGGGCGAAGTGCCGCCCCTGGGCCTCCAGCTCGCGCAGCACCCGCTTCCACGTGAGGGCGGCCGGGGAGTCCTCGGGCCCGTCCTGCAGCGGCACGGCCGTGCC